TGGCGATACAGTACGTATTATCAAAGAGCCGGTAATCACCGTCTATCAGTACGAGCGTGGTCAAGACGTAACTTCAACTAAGTTGACGGATCAAGAAGTCAGCCTTGTTGTTGATACGGCGAACGCATTTAAGTTTATCGTTGACGATATTGAAACTTCTATGTCTCACGTAAACTTTAAGGAAGTTGCATCATCTTCAGCCGCTTACGCACTGCGTGACGCTTTTGATGAAGGTGTAATTGCCGCTATGTTTGCTGGCGTTCCTGCATCATCTCCGAACCACATCCTTGGTTCTGACGATGCTACTGACTTGGCGGCTGGTACTTTCGACGGTACTGGTAATCTTGACATCGGTTACGCTACTGGCGAGCATGATCCTATCGACGTTCTTTCACACATGGCGCGTTTGCTTGATGAGCAGAACATTCCAGAAGAAGGTCGTTGGTTCCTTGCTAACCCTGAGTTTTACGAGCAACTGGTACAAAGTAGCTCTAAGCTCTTGAGCGTTGATTTCAATGCAGGCCAAGGCTCCATCCGTAACGGTTTGGTAAGCTCTGGTAAGTTGCGTGGTTTTGATATGTACAAGACCAACAACATTGCGGCGACTAGTAACGCGGCTGGTAAGTGTATTGCTGGACACATCTCATCCACCTGTACTGCACAGACCATCGTGAATACAGAAGTGATTCGTGATCCATCAAGTTTTGGTGATATTGTACGCGGCCTCCATGTATATGGTGCTAAAGTACTCCGTCCAGAAGCCCTCGTTTCGGCTTTCTACGGTATCGACTAAAAACAATAGGGGGATGAAATACTCCCCCTTTTCTTTTCTGGAGATAAGTAATGCCACAGATTGGAAGTGAAAAAAATCCTATTAGGATGAGTCCCACAAAGAAAATAAAAATAAGTGGACAATATTTAAAAAACGAAGATCGCAAAAAATACGAAGACAACTATGAGCGTATTTTTGGTAAAAAGGAGAAAGCAGTATGATGGGGGGAAAAAAGAAAGAAGCATACAGCTATGGCGGTAAAGCCCGTTCTCCATACATGGGAGGTGGTTATCGCGTGGAAAAAGCTCATGGCGGTAAAGTATATGGTTCTGTTCGTGATATGGAAAAAGCCTGCATGGGGCCTGACTATAACGAGTCTATGCGTCAAAAATGAAAGTCTCTGCGCCTAAAGGTTATCACTGGATGAAAAGTGGAGCCAGTTACAAACTAATGAAAGATCCTAAAGACGGCTTCAAGCGCCACAAAGGTGCTAGTAAGTCAGCCAACTTTGAAATACAAAAGGTTCATAAAAAATAATGGCGACTACATACCTACAGCTTACAAATGAATTGTTAAGAGAAATGAACGAAGTTGTATTAACTTCAAGTAATTTTTCTTCTGCTATTGGAATACAAGGACACGTAAAAGATTGTGTAAATCGTGCATACCTTGACATTGTTCTTGAAGAACCTCAGTGGCCTTTTCTTTCTGTAGGTGAAAGCGGTGCTACAGATCCGCTGTACGGTAATGTAACTGTCGAAACAGTTGCTAATCAGCGTTGGTACGAATTAAAAGCTTCAAGTTCATCTTTGGTAGATGATTATGGCTATATAGATTGGGATGACTTTTACATGACTACAGTAGGCGTATCAGGCGAAACAGCCCCCTACGTTAGTCAAAACTTAAAGTTTATAACTTTAGAAGAATGGAAAGACTATCATCGTGCTAAAGAAAATCAAGACGATGCTGGCGATGCTAATGGTGGTGAACCCCGTAGAGTTTTTCGTAGTAGCGATGGGCGTAACTTTGGATTAAGTCCGATACCTGACAAAGTATATCGCATTCATTTTTTTGCGTTCAATCAAGCTACAGAGCTATCAGCCCATAGTGATGCAATTGTTTTTCCAGACGTATACAAAACAGTATTACTTTCTAGAGCCAGATACTACGTGCATCAGTTTAAAGAAAATATTCAGCCAGCCGCATTAGCCCTAGAAGAATATCGTAGAGGCTTACGACTTATGAAGAACGCTTTAATGTTCCCAGCACCTAAGTACATTAAAGATGATCGTATGAGGCTTGTCTAATGTCTCAGGCTTTTGGGTTTTCCTGTAAAGGCGGCTTAAATACAAACTTAAACTCTATTGAGATTTTAGGTAACCCCGGATTTGCAAAGATACTAGAAAACTTTGAAGTAGATCCAGACGGAGGCTACAGACGCATAAATGGTTTTACAGCCTATGGTACTGCTCGTCCAAACGGCTCTAATGCTGTGTTGGGTATTCAGCCTTATGGTGATGGAGTTGTTGTTTGCTCTGGTACAGATATGTTTTTCAGTAATGATGGCAATTCATGGCTACAAATAAATAGAAGTGCAGTTTCAAATAGTGGTGATAATTATACAACTTTTACAGGCCGATCAACTTTAACACGCACAGATCAAGGCCAATGTCAGTTTGCACTGATTGAAGGCGCGGCATATGATTATGGTCAGCTTGTAATTGCAGACGGTGCAAACAAACTATATATATTTCGGATGGAAGGTACGGGACTTTTAAACACTCGTACATTCTTTGCAGAAGAAGTAGCTGTAGACGGTACAAACGCAGTTAAATACATTACAGTCCACGATCATCACCTTATTGCTTCTGGAGTAGGCAATAATTTAAATACTGTATATTATAGTGTTTATAACGATGCTACAGATTTTGGTGGTTCTGGTGCAGGCGCAGTAGCAATTTCAGACCAAGTACAAGGTATTAAAGGCTTTCGTGAAAACTTAATTGTTTTTACGCAAAACAGTATTCACAAGCTTATAAATATTAATGATGCTCAAAATGTTCGTATAGACCCTATTACCGAAAACGTAGGCTGTCTTAGCGGATACAGCATCCAAGAATTTGGAGGTGATCTAGTTTTCTTAGCCCCTGATGGTATTCGTACTGTTGCGGGTACAGCAAGAATTGGTGACGTAGAGTTAAGCTCTATTTCAAGACAAATCCAAGAGATCGTAACAGCTTTAACTACATCTACAAGCTCTTTTATTATTACAAGTGATGTACTAAGGGCTAAATCGCAATACAGACTTTTTTATTCTACAATTGCTCAAGACCCTAGTGAAGCAAAAGGAATTATTGGAACCTTTACAGGTCAAGGTTTTGAATGGTCTGAAACAAAAGGCATTCAGGCTTTAGGTTTTGCTTCAGGCTTTAATAGCAACGGCGTAGAAGTTTCTTTTCATGGTGACAAGGATGGTTATGTTTATAACCACGATACAGGCGATTCTTTTTTAAATGCCGGTAGCGAAGCTAATATTTTTGCAACTTATCAAACGCCAGATATTGATTGTGGTGATATAGGCACACGAAAAACTTTAAAATATGTGCGAACTTCTTTTTCACCCGAAGGTAATTTACAACCAGTTTTAAGGTTGCGGTATGACTATCAAGACGTAGATATACCACAACCTTCAGATTATACGCTTACAGGCATACCACTTCCTGCCATTTTTGGAACTTCTGTTTTTGGTACATCAACTTTTGGTGCTAGTTCAGATCCAATGTTTAGACAAACAGTAGAGGGCAGTGGACATACCGTAAGTTTTAGGATTAGGTCAGATGATACTAGAAGCCCATATGCAATTAATGGTTTCTACATAGATTATATGCCATCAGGTAGGAGATAATAATGGCCCAAAGTTATACACGACAAAGCACATTTGCAGATGGCGATACAATTACTGCCGCGTTATTTAACGACGAGTACAACCAACTTCTAAACGCCTTTGCATACTCAAATACTTCTGATGCTTCTACAGGCCATAGACACGATGGCACAGCAGGAGAAGGCGGTAATATCCATACGATTGGCGACTTAGATTTTAATAATAAAATTGTAGTTGATAGTACAAACAATCGTTGGGGCTTTTATGTAGAAGTCTCTAGTGCCGCAGTAGAACAGATTCGTATTCAAGATGGAGCCATGATTCCTGTTACAGATAGTGACGTAGATCTTGGAACGTCTTCACTGTATTGGAAAGATGCGTATATTGATTCAGTTACAACTACCGGAAATATTTCTATCGGCGGTAATCTTACAGTAACTGGCAATGCAACTATTTCAGGCAACCTTACATTTGGTGATGCCGACACAGATAGCATTACGCTAACAGCAGATGTAGCTTCTAGTATAACTCCAGATACTGATGACACTTATGATCTTGGAAGTGCTTCAAAAGAATGGCGTGATATTTATATTGATGGTACAGCTTATTTAGATGCTATTAACTTTAACGGTACAGCGATTACTGCTACAGCCGCTGAACTTAATATTATGGACGGGGTTACAGCCACTGCAACTGAAATAAATATTATAGACGGCGATACAGCCGCCACAGCTACAACGCTTGCTGATGCTGATCGTGTTATTGTAAATGATGCAGGCACAATGAAGCAAGTAGCACTAACAGACTTTGAAACTTATTTTGAAACATCTTTAGATACTCTTTCTAATGTTACAACTGTTGGGGCTTTAAACTCTGGTTCTATTACTTCTGGTTTTGGAGCTATTGATACTGGCTCAAGTAATATTACAACAACAGGTACTGTTTCATTTGGAAGTCTTACAGATGGTGCAATTACAATTACGGCTTTTGTCGATGAAGACAATATGGCGTCTGACAGCGCAACGCTTGTACCTACCCAACAATCTGTTAAAGCTTATGTAGATTCTCAAATTGGTGGGGTTTCTACTAGTCTTTCAGGACTTTCAGACACTAACATTACGACACCCGCTGATGGCGCATTGTTGTTTTATGATGCTGGTACGTCCACTTGGATTGACAATGTAGTATCAGGCGACATAACCATTGCTGACACAGGGGTAGCCTCTATTGGATCTGGTGTTATTGTCAACGATGACATCAACGCTAGTGCCGCTATAAGCGTTTCTAAGACAGCTTTGGTAGATGGTACTGGTCTTACGCTTACTGGTGATACTTTGTCTGTAGATGCTTCTCAGACGCAGATAACAGCAGTAGGTACTATTGCTACAGGTACTTGGCAAGGGACGGCTATTGCAGATGCTTACGTTGCTGACAACTTGACTATCTCTGGTGGCACTGTAGACAATAGCGTTATTGGTGGTACTACAGCGGCGGCTGGTACGTTTACGGATCTGACAGCATCAGGTACGTTGACTCTTGGCGGTACGGCAGTAACTTCTACAGCGGCAGAACTCAACTACACAGACGGTGTTACGTCAAACATCCAGACACAACTAGATTCCAAGGTAGGCACTAGCCACACAGGTGACGTAGACATCACAGGCGAACTGCTGGTTGATAGTTACAACGAGACTTTTAAAAGGGTTTCTAGTGTTAGTGCTACGGTGGGATACCAGCTAGGTAGCGCCTCTTATACTCAAAACTTTTCGCTATCTGCACAAGATACAGAATCCACCGGAATAGCTTTTAATACTGACGGTACTAAAATGTTTATTGCTGGTGCTACAGGTGATGACATAAATGAATATAATCTGTCTACGGGGTTTGATGTTTCTACGGCTTCGTACTCACAGAATTTTTCAGTATCTGCTCAAGACACAGACCCCTACGGATTAGCTTTTAATTCTGACGGAACTAAGATGTTTGTTGTTGGCGCTCAAGGCGACGATGTGAGCGAGTATAATTTGTCAACAGGATTTGACATAAGTACAGCGTCGTACTCTCAAAACTTTTCAGTAAACGTACAAGACACAAGCCCCGGTGGATTAGCCTTTAACTCTGATGGCACTAAAATGTTTGTTGTTGGAAGAAACGGTGATGATGTAAATGAATATGCTTTATCAACAGGCTTTGATGTTTCTACGGCTTCTTATACTCAAAACTTTTCGGTAGCCGCACAAGAAAGCGGCCCTACAGGAATAGCCTTTAACTCTGATGGCACTAAAATGTTTGTTACTACTGATGTTAGTGACATCATAAATGAATACACGCTATCAACAGGCTTTGATGTTAGTACAGCCTCGTATTCCCAAAACTTTTCTGTAGCTTCTCAAGAAACAGCGCCAACAGGATTGGTGTTTAGTTCTGACGGAACCAAGATGTTTGTTGTAGGTAAAACTGGTGATGATGTTAATGAGTATTCAACATCCGTAACAACCTACAGCACAACCTTTGACTGCGAAAACGCTAACGTCTTTGAAACCGAACTAGACGCAAACACCACTGTAGTCTTTAGCAATCCTCCTGCGAGTGGGACGCCTGTTGTTACTGGACAATATAATTTTTCTAC